AGGGCAAACAGGACTATTTCTACATCGGCGGCACGAAACTGATGACCTGTCAGCTGATGCTGACCGAGGCAAGCGTATCGGAAACGCAAATCGGCGCGGGCGGCGTATGGGTCGGCTGCAAAGTCAAGCTGACCATGAAGCAGAGCAGCAAGTTCGACGGAGAGAGCGGCGAGGGACACAAGGTTGAAAGCGGGTCCAGCACGGGTTATGAAGCCACGGACGAAGAGCTTGGGCGGAGCGGCAGCGGAAAAAAGAAGAGCGTAGCGACTGACACAATGCGCAAAACGCTGGCGTCGTCTCACCCGGAGTATTTTGAACTTTCCCTGAAGACGGCCGGTCTGACGCTGAGCAAAAAGAAAAATACGTTCAGTTTGGCAATCGCCGACATCAAGCGGATGACAAACAATGCAAAAGCGGCGAGCAGAAGAAAACTGAGCAGCACGCTGGGTAAGGGATTGATTGTAGAAGACAGGTGAGCATATGGCGCAATACAAAATCACCAACGACCCATACAGCGTGGATTTTTCGCTGACCAATGGAAACGGCCTTGTGCGCCGCACGGTGCAGAACGCGAAAAATCTGCTGCTGTGCCGCATGGGCGAAATTCCATACGACCGATACAGGGGATTTAACCACGGACTTTTTGACCTGCCGCAGAAGGAATTTGACGAGGCACTTCTGCCCGAACTTGACCGCGTGATGATGTGGGAACCGGATGTGGAAGTGGTTTCGGCCAAAGCCACGCGGCAGACGGACGGCAGTACGCGTCTTGAAGTCGTCATCGAAGTCGGCATTGCGGAATGAAGGGGGGATGAGACATGGACAACACGGAAATTCACTATCTGACCTACGACCCGGAGGAAATCTTTCAGGAGATGAATCTGGCCTATATTCAGGCGGGCGGCGACATTCTCTACCCCGGAGACGAAAAGGAAATGCTGCTGCGCGGCGTGCAGGCCATGATTGTGCAGGTTTTTGCGGGCGTGGACGCGGCGCTGAGAATGGACACGCTGCGATACGCTGTCGGCGACTATCTGGATATCTACGGCGAAAAGCGAAACTGCGTGAGGCTTGCCGCCAGCTCGGCCAGAGGACGGGTGAAGATCACCTTCAAAGCGGACGGCATCACCCGCACGATTGCGGCGGGCACGGCGCTGACGGCGGACGGCGAGCGGATTTACCTGCTGGACGAAGACGTGGAGAAGACGGGATACGAGCAGGAGGTGGAGGCGGGCATCACCTGCAAGGAAACGGGCGCGATTGGAAACGGATTGCCAAAGGGGACACAGATGCAGTTTGTCACGCCGAACGTCGCGGCTGTGGCCATTGTGACGACCGAAGAAGCGGCAGGCGGACAGGCCAAGGAGAGCGACGACGCTTACCGCGAGAGAATCCGCACCTACGGACTGGCCAGCACGACGACAGGCCCGCAGAGTCAGTATGAAAGCGTCGCCAAGAACGTGAGCAGCGAAATCATCGATGCGCGGGCGCTCAATCTGGGTGCGGGCGAGGTGGGCGTTTACCTGATTCTGGCACACGAGAGCGGCGCACAGGCGATTGTGGAGGGCGTTTACAACGCCCTGAGCGCGCAAAACGTGCGCCCGCTGACCGATCATGTGACGGTAGCGGCCGCAAAGGAAAAGGCATACGCGCTTTCGGCGCTGTGCGTACAGGAAAACGGGCAGAACATCAAAGAAGCGCTTCTGAGCGCGGCGCAGGCTTATCTCGACTGGCAGAACAACACCATCGGGCGGGCGTTTAACCCGGACAAGCTGATGGCGATGCTCTATCAGGCGGGCGCGCTGCGCGTGACATGGAAAGAAGAGAGCGCATTTGACGGCGGGGCAATCGCCTATACGCAGGTGGACGCGGACACGCGATGCACGGGCGAGGTCAAGCTTGAGGTGGTGGACGAATGAGCGAGCTGAGCGATTTTTTCCCGCGCTTTCTGCTGAATGACAAGAACGGCTATGCGCTGGCCTGCGCGCTATTACGAGGCATGACCCTCATGCAGGAAACGGTAGATGCAGGCGTGGCCTGTGTGCAGGACGTGAACGCCATGCCGGAATGGCGGCTGGATGAAATGGCGTGGGAACTGGGCTGCCTGTATGATTACAGCGCGAGCGTGGACGTCAAACGGGAATGGATTCGGCAATCGACACCGTTTGCCGCGATGAACGGCACGCCGCAGGCGATTTACAACTATCTGCGCGGTTTCTTCGAGCGGGTCGAGCTGGAGGAAAACTGGCTTTACGGCGGAAGCGCATTCCATTTCCGGGTGACGGTATCGGGCGAATGGAACGCGCGCAACGAGCGATGGACGCGCATGGCGATCAGGCAGAGCCAGAATGTGCGCAGCGTGCTGGACGATCTGGCGTTTACCAACCACACGAGAATCACCATTCATGCGGAAGGCGGGGCGATGGCCGCATTCCGCTATCCGCGCGCGGGCGAACTGCTGTGCGGCACGACACTGTAACGGAGGGAGGAAACGGGCATGATGACAAACGCGGCGATGGCAAGCATGCGCGCTTACCTGCTGACAAGCATTGCCTACGCACAGTACCGTTCCGGCGGCGCATACACCAGAGCGGAAATTGAAACGCGCGGCACCATGACGGACGGGCGGGTTTATGTGACCTTCATTATCGACTACGCCACGGTAGGCAGCGCGGCAGTGACGGAGGTGCAGCTCTTTGACAAGCGCGACACGTTATGGGCAAGCAAGAAGGAAAACATCACGCGAGAGGACGCCAAAGACGGCCTGCCCTACCGGTTTATGTTTGCCATAGACGAAGTTTAAGAAGGGAGGAAACCGTATTGGCATACAGGCGGATTCACTGGAAGGACAGGCGCGTAGAACGCCCGCGCACCTATGTGCTGACGCCCAACGCAGACGGAAGCCAGACGCTGACCGACGCGCCCGGCGAAGTCACACAGGAAGGAACGCCGATTTCGGCGGAAAACCTGAACCGCGCAGAAGAAGCGCTGCTGCATTACGCAATCGCGGCAGACATGCTGATTGGCCTTGTGCGGGCCGGCGCGGCGCAGTCGAGCGCGCTGACGCGGGAAGAAATCGAACTGGCCATTGCGCAGGCGGGCGACGACGGGGAAGAGACGCAGACGGCCATATTGGGGCAGGCCGTGATCGGACAAGTAAAATTGGGGTGAGCATATGGCATACAGCAAGCAGAATTTCAGAGACGGCGATATTTTAACCGCCGAACAGCTCAACCGCATGGAGGAAGGCATTCTCAATGCGGAGGAAGGCACGGCGGGCGCGGACGGATACAGCCCGACGATTGACGCGCAGACGACAGAGGACGGCGTGACGCTTGAAATTACGGACAAAAACGGAACGAAACGCGTTTCTGTTCAAAACGGTAAAACGCCGAAAATCCAGGTCAAGGCGGTTACGGGCGATGCGGGAACGGAAGCCAAAGTCGAGCAGAGCGGAACGCCGGAAGAGCCGGTGATTGTCTTTACCATTCCCAAAGGCGACACGGGCGGCGGAGAAAATCTGTCGCCCATGACGGAAGCGGACATCGACAAAGCCATTTCTACGACGTAAGGGAGGAAAAGCAAATGGCTGCGGATTTGTGGCGAAACGCCCTGATTCTGGTATGGCCGCCGGGCGGGAGAAACGACGGCGCAATCCTTAAATCAAAAAACAGACGACGATATGGAGGAACAACATCATGAGCAAATTTTTGAATAACGAAGGCCTGCTGTACCTGTGGGGCAAGATCAAGACTTATGTTACCGGCGTGCTGCCCAAGAAGGTTTCCGAACTGGAAAACGACAGCAAGTTCATCACCCTTTCCGACGTGCCGGAAGGCGCGGCGGCGAGCAACACCGTGCCGAAAGCGAACGGCACGGCCAGCGCGGGCAAGGAAGCCGCTTTTGCGCGCGGCGATCACGTTCACCCGCACGACGACACGAAGGTCGATAAAGTGAACGGTAAGGGCCTTTCGACCAACGACTTCACCAACGACGACAAAAACAAGCTGGACGGCATCGCGGCAGGCGCGAACAACTACACCCTGCCGACCGCCGGAAGCGCGCTGGGCGGCGTAAAGACGACCAGCGACGTGAGCGACGCGAAGGGCTACACCCCTGTTCCCATTATCGGCGGCGTTCCGTACTATAAAGACACGGACACGACCTATGAAAACATGGGCGCGGCGACGGCC